GAGTGTCCTGACCAATAGATATATGATGATTGTCTTTCGATTACATCTCTATAATAATTAGAGTTTCCAACACTGTCATGAGCGTCTGAAGCTTTAGACATAAACCCATGTGATTCAAGAACTGTATTTTTAGTTCCTGAAATAGCACCGTCTTCATCTATTACGACAACATGTATTTCATCGTTTGTTGCGCCAATCAGAGCTGCGTGAGCAGATGTTCCTGGTGCTTTATCAAATAATGCGTAATGTTCCCAATATCTGTCAACTGCTTCGTTATCAACGACAGCGGTTACTAGACCTGTGCCAGCGGGTTGGTTTAATGCTTCGATAGTCAAGGTGTGTGAGGAAATTGCAGTAATCTTATAGTGATTACTATGATTTGCGAACTTAACAATATCTCCAACAACAAACAAAGCGCCATTGTCTACTACAACTGATGTTGAACCAACTGCGTATCCTGCCCCATTGTTTATTAGAGAAGCGTTATCATTGAAGTAAGCATCACTAGATGCACAAGCTGAAACTTTAAGAGAGTTTCCTAAAGAACCTGCGTATCTAGATATCCATTTTCCTACTGTACCTGCTTGACCACCAGCCTTGAAAGTATTGTTGTAATCATCAGAATGTTTTAATAATGTTGCGCCGTTTCCGCTTTGGTTTGCTGAGAATAACCCTGTGTTTGATATTCTAACAACACTCAAAGAAGAACCATATTTCAAAAATGATTCTGCTGAATAGAAGTCTTCGGCTCCAGCGTCTGTATTAACTGGTTCGAAAAATTCATCAACCAACTGTTGTCCGTCTGAAACTGTTTTTACTATATCAACAGGACCCCATTGGAATAAACCAGCGAAAGCACCTCTTGTTGAGGATACTGCTGGGACAACATTCGATAGGTCAATCTCTTTGACCTGAACGCCTGGTGAAACTTGAAATGCCATACTTTTCTCCTGTTAATGTATTTTTACATTGTAAAAGTTGTTTACACTTTTATTTATATATTTTATTTATCTAACAAACGACTTTACACCATCTACAGACCACAAAGTTCCCTCTGAATCTACAAATGTATCGCCTGTTTGCTCTCCGAATACCCCTGCTGGTAATAAATCATCTTCTATCATCTTCTGTTGTTCTGCATAAAGTAAGTCTTTTACAGCGGTATCTGTTAAGTGTGTGAAAAATTCGGTGGTGACAAACCAAGCGAAAAGAACACAATTCATAACCATATCGTCATGATAACCTCTATCAGCCTCGAATGATGAACCTTTATTAACAAATGTCATTAATTCTGTTATCGTGGGTCTATCAACTACTACGAGTCTGTTTTCTTCTAGAAGTTCTTTTAGAGTAGAACAACCAACTCTTTTAATCTTTCTTGACATTGTGATACCAATATCTTCTGCTTTTGTCATTCCTTGGACAAAAACATTAGGATACTCAATATCATAATGTAATTGTGTAGCAACCATTGAACCTTCTGCGTTATTTTCGATAATAACTAAAGAATCATTATATCTACTACAATACTTATTTATTAAATCCGGAAACAGCAAAGGGCTAACCATGTTATCTCTAAAGGTGCAAACCTGTTTAAATGGTCTATGAGTCACATCAAATATACTAAAAGTAGAGAAATCGAATCCTCTTCCTTGTGAAACATCTACAGTTGTGACATAATTATGGCCTGCTTGTGGTCTATCATATACAGTTAAACCATCTTTCTTCCATTCTCCATCTAATGCTCTCATACCTAACAAGGTGTCTGCATTGATGAGTGTATTACCTGTTCCTAAGAAACTATTACCATACTCTTGTTCAAATTGTGCTTCTGATGTGTTTGCGATAGTTTGTTTCTTCCATTCTTCATCACGACCTGGAACATCAAACCAATTAATTAGAAAACTTTCATATTCTGAATTACCATGAACAGCACTTTCATATATCTTATGGAACATATTACCTACACCATTTGCAGTAGATGTAATAATAACCTTTGAATCTTTACCAGATGTTACCACTGGATATGTTGCAGTATAGAATGTTTCTGCATCTTCTACGAAAGCAAACTCATCGAGATACAACATGTTAATTGACATACCACGAATAGAACTTGAAGATGTTGCGGCCGCCACTAATTTACTATCATTACCAAACTCTATATTACCTTTATTCAGTATCTTTACGCCTGGTTGTAAGAAGAATGGCACGGTTTCCAACATGGTTACTATTCTTGCTACCATTTCCCTTGCAATCGCTCCTTTGTTCGCCAGAATCGCCACAGTGACTTCTGGCGTGAACAATAGATACCATAAGAGATATCCACAAGAAGTGATTGATTTACCACTCTGTCTAGCAGCTAAAACAACACTAAATCGGTGTTCATTGAAGTGATTTATCAACTTCTCTTGATAACCACGCAAGGTAAATGGCACTAATCCCTCATCTAAAGATATGATTTGACAATACTTCTCTATAAAATGACAAGGGTCTTCTGAACATTTTTGATATTCTGCTATCTCTTCTTCGGTGTATTTGGTCTCTACACCCGCTCTTTTGATTAAATTGTTACCTAAGTAACCTTCGTTTTTAGCTTGAACCATGTTTTAAACCCCAATGCGATATTGGTGAATGATTTGATAATGCGTGTTTATCATCAAATGATAACTCCCAACCTAGAAAATTATTCACTTCTAGATATTCCAAATCTTTTATATGTCCTTTCCATATAACATCTTTCTTAAATACTTTATTCTCATAATGAGTTGCTAACTCTATATCACCATAATAGTCTTTAATAAACTGTTTGGAGTATTTAGAGTATGAATTTACATCTGCCTCTACGAATCCTACTGATTGGGATTCTCCATCTATATCAGAAAGTTCTACAGTATTTGGATATAATTTGTCTATAAATCCATTCCATGTTGCATATCTTACTAAATCTAATATATGTCCAACTTTCATTTCTTCGTGATTTTCATGATACCAATTAGTAAGAAATCTTTTTTCGTTCCAAAACTCTGATGTTAACCATTCATGTAGATATATGTCACATTCTGGTAAATGATTTATCTCTAATAAATCTGCGTGAATGTATTCTACACTATCACCCAATATCTTTTTCATTCTATGAATGAGTCTACCTTTTCGTTCTAATGCATATACTTTCTTTGCACCATACTTGACTGCGAGATAACATAGTATACCTGAACCTGCACCCAAGTCTATAACTGTTTTATCTTTTACATTCTCAGCTATCCAACTTTCATACGCTTCATTTCTTTGTTTGTCCATGAAACAATATGCAGTTTTAAAAAATCTTAGGTAATCGTGGAATTCCTGATGTGTATCTTTATTTTTTGTCATTCTTTTTAAGAAACTTCTGCAACTCTGATGTTGAACCAACATACAAATGATTATGTTGTTGTCCAATCTTTTGGTCTTCACCCTCTAACTTTTTTAACTTCTGTTGCAAGTCTATAAGTTTTTCTGCTGTTTCTCCAACAGTTTTAATTAATTGGCCTGCGACTTCGTAGGCCCGAGGATGTTCAGTTTCTTTAGAAAGTTGTAGTATGCCGTCTATTGCATCTTGTCCTCTTTCAACAAGTCCATAAAGGTTTTCTCTAGCATACTTATAGTCTGTTTCCATATTCTCATGTCGAGAAGGTAGTTTGACTACTTGTGTTTCTTTTTTAATACCGGATTCGATATTTAGAATATCATCTAATTTTTGATTTATATCATCACTCATAATTAAGTATTATCTTCGTCAGCAAAAGTTTTTCCTGAACCATCATCATAAAATGTCACATTTTCTGCAACTACAAATGTGTCTGCTGGGTCTACTGAACCAACAAACTTAAGCAGTGTATTCGCATCAACTGTAATTGCATTGTTTAATGTAATTCCTTTTTTATCACCTGTAATAGATGAAACTGTAGGATTAGTTGTTAGGTTAGTTCCAAAAACTTCATCGCTTACACTTATCTTAGTATTTATCGCATCTTCAAAGGTGACTGTAGTTGAATTACTTACAGCATTACATCTTTCTCCAAATGCAGGTTCATAATGTTTAACTTCTTTAACTAAACCAGTTTGTGTTATTTCAGATGATGTAAATGCACTATTGCCGTCACCAGCATAAGTTCTTTCAATAACATTCTTAATAAGGTTGCCTGTATATACAGGTCCAAAGAAGTATGTTTTCATAGTAAAGTCTAAAGTGTATTCTATAATTCTTCTATCATCAAACCCACCTTCATATTCATCACTGAATGATACACTGTTTAATATGATAGGAACATCTCTATTATCTGGCATAGAATCAACCATCTTCATCGTGACTGTATATTCTGGTTGAAAGTATGGAAGTATTTGTTCTACTATCTGTAATGCATCGTTCATATTCTTTGTTAGAATAGACAATGTAAAGTTTAAATTATAAGGTGCAGGTTGATATTGAAACCCTCTCTTACCATCTGCCTCATAAACAGACTTGTGAGCTCTTAAAAGTTTATTCTGTTGTCTTGCAACATCATATTCAAAACCTGTAAGTTCAAATGCCATACGAGGTAATGAGATTGCACTTCTATT